CCAGCAGGGTGTAGTTGAAGAAAGCTGGTATGTAACCCTAATCACAATTTCATATAGAGCATTTATACCGAGGTAACAAGTTATGCCAACTTCCGCGCAGACCCTAGTAGAGTCAGTAATTGCAATTTCAGCAACACTACCTACAACATTCGATGACGATGCCACTACTGGCTATCCGTCTTCAACTTATACAACAATTGGACAGATCACTGATTGGTCGGCTGGAGGGCAAACTTTCAACGTAGTCACCTCTAATCCTATTAACCAGCGGTCTACCGATAAGTACAAAGGCACTTATAATAATGATGCTGACTCTATTACCGTCAATCGTGACGATGATGATGCGGGTCAAGTTATTGTATTGGCTGCCTTACAAGCCGAAGTCGACTATGCTTTCAAAGTGACTTATCAGGATGGTACTGATGATTACTGGACTGGCAAAGTCGTTTCTTTTAATACTGTCGCTGGAGGCGCAGACTCTTTGGTTCAGAGAACCATTCAGGTTGAGCGCACTAGGTCAGTAGTAGTTACCACATAAGGTACAGACTATGGATTTAAGTAAGATCGACCTAACAGCAGCGGCAGACAGAGGAATTACCACTGAGCTTGCTAACCCTGTAACTGGAGAGCCTTTAGAAGATGAGGGCGGCAAAAGGATTACCATTAAGGTCTTGGGAAGAGACTCAAAAAAATGGCAACAAATAATGCGAAAATTGGAGCAAAGGAATGCAGCCAAATATCGTAATAAGCCAGTGCCTAGCTCCGTTACTGAAAATAACGTGAGAGAGGCACTTGCTGAATGCACGATCAGTTGGCAAAACATTGATTATGACGGCGAGAAGTTAGTTTGTAATAAAGAAAACGCCTTAATGATGTATACCCAACGCGGCTGGATTACAGAACAGGTAATCGAGGATGCTGTTGATCGGAGCAAATACGACACAAAGTAGAAACGCAGTTAGAGGAATACGTTCAGTATTGGGCGTGGCTGACTACAGCAAGAAAAGGTTCGACAACGGCTAGGCTTGAATCATTAGTTGATGTTCAAATGCCTGATGTCGGACCTTTTTATTACATAATTCCTTTAATTGCAGAAATAGGACTTAGCGGTGTTACATGGAGTGAGATATATCACTGGATGCAACTTACCGGAGTGCAGCTTAGATTATGGGAAATTAAACAGATAAAGAAATTATCTGCATTGTACCGCAACTATTCTCAGCAATACGAAGGTAGCAGTGTTCCCGCGCCATACAGAGATTTTGAGGCTCCGCAAGGAATCTCTCAAAGCACTCGTGACCAAATACGCAATGACAGGCGGTAACTCATGGATGTAGCAAACCTAGATGTTAGGGTAAATTCAACTTCAGTAAAGACCGCAACCACAAATATTGCAGGTATGGGTGCAGCTTCTTCTGGAGCTATGTCCAAGATTAAATTACTCAGCGGTGCTTTAGTTGCTATGGGCGCTGGCAAAGTATTATCTAAAGTAATCACCGACACCAATTCCTTCACTAAATCTATTAGCGAGCTTTCTGCCATCACAGGAGCCACTGGTAAGGATTTAGCATTTTACGAAGAACAGGCCGCGTTAATTGGTAAAACAACCACACTGTCAGCTAGTCAAGCTGCAACGGCATTCAAGTTGATAGCCAGCGCAAAACCTGACCTCCTTGCCTCAAAAGAAGCATTGGCCGCCGTTACTAAAGAAGCCGTCACACTAGCAGAAGCTGCTGGAGTTGATTTAGCTGATGCTGCTCAAACTGTCGGTGTTTCTCTAAATCAATTTGGAGCTGAAGCTGATCAAGCCTCTCGGTTTGTTAATGTTCTTGCTGCTGGCGCAAAAATGGGTTCGTCATCAATCACTGATACATCAGCCGCAATGAAGAATGCTGGTGTTGCAGCTAAATTGGCTGGCCTAAGTTTTGAAGAAGCGAATGTTGGTGTCCAGTTATTAGCAAAAGGTGGATTATTTGCCGCTGAAGCAGGAACAGGGTTTAGGCAGGTTCTATTAAAACTAGAAAATGAAGCAGATGATAAATTTAAACCATCAATAGTTGGGCTTGCAGGAGCTTTAGAAAACCTTGCTGCCGAAGAAATGAGCCTGACAGAATTAACCGAATTGTTTGGTGCTGAAGCAATGAAATCAGCAGCAGTAATGATAGCAGGTGCTGGAGACGCAAGGACTTTAGAAGCAGCAATAACAGGAACAAGTATAGCAAGCGAGATGGCGGCTACAAATTTTGACAACATGGAAGGGGATACGCTGTCTTTAAACTCAGCAAATGAAGGTTTGGCTATTACATTAGGAAGAAAGCTAGAGCCAATGATTAGAAAAAGCATTCAGGCTGCAACTGATTTTTCTAGGAGGCTTGACACTTTTGTTGCGTCAGATAAGTTTAATGATTTAATTAAAATAATTACAATATCATTAAAAGTTTTATCAGCAATATTGCTCACTAAGGTTATTGTTAGTCTTGTCTCAACTAGCACTGCATTCTTAACTACCGCAACCTCTGCGGGATTGGCATCCACTGCGGTAGGGGTACTAAAAGCTGGATTAGTTCTTTTAGGCGGGCCTATTGGCATTACTGTTGCTGCATTAGTTGGGCTTTATGCAATTATGTCTGATGTGTTTGGCTTTGACTTTGAAGAATTTAAAAGGTATTTCAGTGCAACTTTTCAAGTCATTTCTGGTTATGTCACTACATTTGCAACTGCTGTTACTGGCAAGTTCAGAGAAGTATTTGAATATTTATCAGGTTTGTTTCAGCCATTAATAAATGTTTATGTTACGGCTTTTAACACAATCTTAAATATTGTTTCTAGTTTCTTTACGTCTTTCACTCGCGGAGCTTCGGCAGCAATAAATTTTGTTGTTACTAGCTTTAGCACTGGCTTTCTTAATATTCGCCAATATGTCGAAACAACTAAAATAAATATTGACGCTTTTTACGAAACGATGAAAGTAAAAGCGACCTCGCTAATAGATAGTGAAAGGGAAACCGCTGCAAAATTAGCTACGATAAACACAAACAAAGCAGCAAGCCTTCAGGCTGTCAATCAGAAATATGCTGATATGGCCTCTGCACAAGTTAAGACTCGTGAAGAAACAGGGTTTTTAGATACTGCGTTTGAGGCGCTTGATACTACTTCTACGACAATATCTGGAACTTTTGGAACTTTTATTTCTGACATTAAAGACACTGCTGAAGCCATGAATACTGGCAAAACGTCAACAGAAAATTATGACACTGCAATAAAATCGGCAAATACTTCAGTTGGTATTTTAAAAACAGAATTTAACAATACGAATACTAACTTAAATACTTTAGGCGCAAACTTTGACCTAAGAACGTCAGCGACAGGCTCATTCCGAGTTGTTACTGGTGTTATGGAAACTATGTCTACAAAAACCAAAAATGTTGGTTCGGACATGACAACACTTGCAACCAATACTGACACAGCTGCTGAAGCTATTGGGGGCGCTAATGGACAAGGTGGATTAACTTTAGCGCAGACAACATTGAAAACGTCAACGGAAGAATGGGACAAGGCGGCAGTAGCAGCATCAACTTCCATTGGTATTTTTCGTACAGGAGTTATTGCAACAGACGAATCCACAAAATTATTGAACATAGATTTAACTTCAATGTCTAAACCTACCGGAACCTTTAGAATGGTTACGAAGGAAATGACTGATATGTCAATAGCCAATGCAGACACCAATGCTAAATTAATATCAATGGAAGAAAATTCTGGCAAGGCGGGAACAGCTCTTAATGCATTAAGTATTGAGCAGCAAACATTTACGACAGCAGTTGAAAATACTCAGACCGCTTTTGCGACATTAATTAAGGATACCATTACTTCTGGAAAATTAGATTTTTCTAGTTTCTTTACATCAGTCAAAGAAGGCTGGAAAACAATGATTGCTGAGTTCATGTCCAAAAAGATAATGGATGCAATCTTTGGTGAGGGAGGATTAACCGGATTCTTCTCTAGTTTAAGCGGCGGTTTTGGCTCAATTATGAGCAGCATTGCATCAGGTTTGGGCGGTATTGTCAGCAGCTTTGTATCATCAATTGCTTCGGCTGTTGGAGGGGCGGCTAGTAGCTTAGTTGGTGGTGCTGCTGGCGGTGCTG